TTGAAAGCAGTACGTGATTATAACGAAAAGATTAGAGGTGAAGATGATAAATAGAAGTGAAATGATTGAACAACTCCAGAACCATATTTGTGAGGTGTCCTTCACAAAAGTTAATGGAGATGAAAGAGTTATGACTTGCACTCTCATGGACGTTTTTTTGCCAGAGACAAAAGGCAATTCCAAGAACAATGAAGAAGTTATTCCTGTTTATGACGTAATGGCAGATGGTTGGCGCAGTTTTCGCGTTGACTCTGTGACAAACTTTGTTGCTGTTGTTGATGCGTAAATTCGAAGAACCAGATAAACCCGTTCGCAAAAAGACAAAGGTTAAGCGTAAACGCAAACCAATGTCTGAAGAACAGAAGAAGGCAGCAGTAGAACGCCTAGCAAAAGCGAGGGCAGCACGCGGTCCTTCCCAGAATTCTTCTGTCCACGAGTCAATACGAAACCTGCCAGATGATCATTGGAGATCTCCAAAAAAGGTCAAGGCATGGATTAAAGTCTGGCAGGAAAAGGTTAAAGGAATGAAGGGTGCACAAAACTCAACGGATAGAAATGTCCGTAGAGAGTACCAGATTGCTGAGGTGTATCTGAAAAATATGAAGTCATACTTGAGCAATGGCATTTGGTCTGACTTGAGATACGGCGAAGAAAGAGAGCATGAAGTTAAGTTTGTTGTTGTTGCACCTGCTTATCATGCTGATGGTACAATGAAAAGAACCAAGGGATTCTTCTATAAAGACGTTGGATTCTGGGGAGTAGATGATGAAACTTGATGGACTGATGCTGACTAAAAAACGTTTCACCAAGATGGTTGAAGAAACAGTCAGAGACAAGAATATGTCATACATAGATTCTATTGTGTATCTGTGTGACCAGATTGGTATGGATGTTGAAGACTCTAAAAAGTTTATTCATCCTTCCATTCTTAGTAAGGTAGAATATGAGGCACAAACTCTGAACTATCTTCCTAGGAAAAATAGTTTGCCTTTAGATTGATTTTCAGGCATACTAAATACTGTTGCATTAGAAATAATGCGATAAAATTAAATACGATTAAATAAGTTAAAAACGAGGAAATACTATGTCATTTGAAGCACTCAAAAAGTCCCGCGCATCCAGTCTTGAAAAGACTCTTAGTCTTGTCGAGAAGGATAAAGGTGGCGGTTATCAAGAAGATACCCGTTTCTGGCAACCAACTGTTGATAAAGCAGGTAATGGTTATGCTGTAATTCGTTTTCTTCCTGCTCAGGAAGTTGGTGAATCGCCTTGGGCAAAGTACTGGTCTCATGGTTTCAAAGGTCCAACTGGTCTTTGGTATATTGAGAATTCTCTTTCTACTCTTAACCAACCAGACCCTGTTTTGGAGGCAAACCAACCTCTTTGGGAACAAGGTCCAGGTAGCGAAGGTCGTCGCCTAGTTTCTGGTTCTGGTCCTCAGAATCCAGGTCGTAAGCGTAAACTTCATTATGTTTCTAACATCTTGGTTGTTTCTGATTCTGAGAATCCAGAAAACGAAGGTAAAGTGTTCCTGTTTAAGTATGGAGCAAAAATCCATACAAAAATCTTGAATGCAATGAACCCTGAGTTTCCCGATGAGAAACCGATCAATCCTTTTGATATGTGGTCTGGCGCAAACTTCAAACTGAAGGTTCGCAAGGTTGAAGGACAGCGTAACTATGACAGTTCAGAATTTAATTCTGAGTCTGCAATTTCTGAGGACGATTCTGTTCTTGAAGAGATCTACAACAGCATGTATGATCTTTCTGAGTTCACCGATCCAAAGAACTTCAAGAGTTACGAAGAACTGAAAGCAAGACTTGATCTTGTTCTTGGTCGCACCACAGTAAAAGACGATGTCAATCTGGGCAAGCAAGAAGAACCTGCCTCTGCTCCAGAATCTGAACCGTCTTTTAGTGCACCGGAAGATGAGCCAGAATCTTTTGCTTCTAGTCAACAACAAGACGATGATGATGACGCAATGTCATACTTCAAGTCTTTGGCGGAGGAGGATTAATCCCTTAACTTTTTGGAGGAGAAACCCCGCTTCGGCGGGGTTTTTTATGCAGGTCTGTAAATGAATTCTCTGGACAGAGTGTCTGGTGAGAAGTTGTTTGTTACAGATGTATTAGAAATATTATTGTTGGTTCTGTTAGAAGATCCACCACCAACACCAAGCGCAGCAATCATAGGAGCAATCGCCGCAACAGTTTGTTCTGCGGTAGATGATGACTGAGAACTCAATGCTGTGTTTTCTGCTTGTGTTGTTTTGTACAATGAAGTTATCGGCGACTCAACACTAGAGATTTGCATTCGGTTTGATTCTGAGTTTGAACCGCCCAATATCGAAGTCATTTGTTCCCGAGTAAGATACTCGCCTTCTCTTGCAGTATAAGCATCTGCTGCATAATTCCTGCTTAGGTTGACGTTGCTGCCTCCATTAGCAACAGATGCTTTATAGTCTTTCATAGAAATGACATTGCTGGAAGAAGATAATCCAGAATTGTTTTCTATGGAAGTGTCTGCTGTTGATTCTGTCTTGAACAAGTCGCCTATAATTGGGATGCTTTGCAACCCTGTTGAGATCATGTTTGAAACCGACTTTCCGATTTGACTGAAGAAAGACTCGGAACTCTTTGTGTTTTCTTTTAGCGCCACTCTATTGTTGTCGCTGAGGTTTTCTTTAGACAGCGACGAGGTAGACGTTGACTTATCTATCGAAAATACTCTGTCCGACATTGCATTGTCTGTCGCAACAACAGGGACCTCTGAGACGTCGCCTATGGACACCAAACCTTCTGCCTGTGGGAAAGGGTCTGGATTACCCATAGAACGCGCGATTGATCGTACTGAATTAATTTTCTTCAATTCTTCTTCAGAGAAATCGGCGCGAGTTTTCCCGTTTATTTCTACGGGTACGCCGCCGACTTTTCTGCCAGTCATTTGTTGTTCAGTTGATCGTCGCACAATCGATGGTCGACCAACATCAGATAGAGAAACAACATTGCTGTTTTCGTTATCGCTAAACAACGAAGTCATTTGTTCCTGAGTCAGATACTCGCCTTCTTTTGCCGTATAAGGATCTGACGTAAAGACTCTGTCAGTTGTATTCGTATCCGTTTCAGATACGTTCGTAGTAGAAACGGATACGTTTTGCATAGAAGTTTCAGTAGAAGGATTTTGACTAACATCGTATCCTTTATTACCCATCTTCACCGCTAAATCAGACACCGCCTGAACCCGTTGCCTCTCATCTGCAGTGAGAGGAATGCTTTCGCCGTTTCTCTCTACAACAATACCGCCGACCTTTCTTTCAGTAGTTCTGTCAGAAATGGTTTCAGATTGTTGTGACGAGATCGCAGTTTTTGCTACCTGCTCTGACACCTCACCTCTGGATACAGCATCAACCAGTTCGCTTTGTGTCAGTTGTTTTGTTTTGCCATCTTTTGTGGTGACAGTGATTTTCTTTGAATCTTGTATTGCAGTTTTTGCTACCTGCTCTGACACCTCACCTCTGGATACAGCATCAACAAGTTCTTCTTGTGTCAGTTGTTTTGTTTCTCCATCTTTGGTAGTAACAGTGAGTTTCTTTTCTGTTGCGGAAGTTTCTTCTTCATCGTCAGAAAACAATCCACCAATAATTGGAATTTTGCTTGCTGCGCTCTTGATATAATCCAATATTTTAGATGGTATCTCTGAAATGTAATCAAACACGCTTAGTAGTGTATTGACAAAGACCTCGCCCAATCCATAGATTCCGTCTTTGACGAACTGAACAAAATCGAAATCGTCAATTGCTGCTTCGAGTTCATCAAATCCAAGGAAACCAACAATTGAGGAAACAAGACTCTTCAACAGGTTAGGGAAAAACCCAACGATGTTAGCAAACATTGCTATGATAGATTCGCCAATCAATTGAAGCGTAAACATAATTGCATTTTTTATCAAACTGAAAATGCCCGATAATATCGAACCTATGGCACTGACTAACAACTTGACCGCTCCTTTTGCCAAGTCATACAGAACACCAAGTGTGTTTTCAAGGAGACTTCCCCAGAATGCTTTTAATGTTTCTAAAGCAGAACCCGTTTCGTCCCAGACTTTAAATGCATCGCTGAAGGCATTGACCAGACCATAAACAAGAAGTCCGATTCCAGCAATAGCGGCAATCAAAGGGCCAATTGCCAACCCAGTTATTCCTGTCAAAACTCCTGCGACAGTTGTAAAACCAGAAACAATTCCGCCGATTGTAGCGCCAATTGTAGTTAGAGTGCCGGCAATAGAAGCAAACAAACTACCAACCACGCCCACCAGTTTAACAACCAACAGTGTGGTTCCAACACCTGTTACAATTGGGTGGTTCTGGATGAAATTAGTAAGACCTTCAGTGCTGCCTGACATAAGATCGCCAATGGCAGTAAGACCGTCATTGAAAACGTTTATTGCCTTTTCGATAACCTTGAACGCAAGCTCGGGTTTGATAAACAAAGCAAGCAATGTTGCAATCCCTGCTGCTTTTCCTGCCTTGCCTACAGTATCAAGAATAGAATCGCTCAAAGACTCCATTGACTTACCAACACCTTCCATTGTATCAATAAGACGTTGGAAGATTTTACGTTCTTCTCTTTTATCTTCTTCTTCCTTGGAACCGCTTTCTTCTCCAGGAATTTTGTCAGTTTCTTCTTCTTGAATTGGCGCCAATGCGCCATGCATTGCCAGTTGTTGACCAAACACCTCAATGGTGTCTGTGAACGCATCAATAAGATTATTGGTTGTTTCAACCATCAATTCCTTGACGGACTTTATTGAGTTTGTGCCGCTGTTGCGACTCAAATGACCTTCCGCCTTCAGAGTTTCTATTACGTTCGTAAGAGTTGCCATTTTACCTTCTCATGTTTCGTTCTTTTATTTTATCGTTCTCTTCCTTCACATGATTGATTAATAATGCAATATAAACTTGTCTTTCCCAAGGCAGTAAACTTTCAATTTCTGTCAACGAGTAGTTGTGGTGCTGCATCATTGCAAAGTTTACTTGGTAATAATTCTCCAAAGAATCATGGGAAAGACCCACTAAAAAAAATTCTTCAATCCTTGTATTGTTAGTTCGTTTTGATGTCCACATTTATTGCAAGTGAAATTCGAATTCAACCCAACATATGGAGCATCATTGAAAAATTCTGTAATCTGTTCGAACTGTTTTGTTGACAAACTCTCAACAAACTCTTTGAGTTCATCAAACGTATGGTCCGCAGCAGGGTAAACGTTTTCCTTGTCGTAGATTGTGTCCACACAAGAAACAATAACATCCAATGCTGCTTCTGTTTCGCCTTGGTTCTGTTGCAGAATTTCTAGTGCGCTTTCAAAACCAGGATAGTTAAGTGTTACGCCAACTTCGTCTGTTAGCGCCACGGTCTTTTCTTTGCTTGACTTTATTTCCCCAAACACCTCTGCGTCATCAATGTTAATTGACACAGGATTCAGATCTTCACACTCAGAGCATTTGATCATCACATCAGATGTTTCACCAACAGACTTAGCACGACACATCAAGAAGATGTACTCAAAGTCAAACATGGTCAGTTTCTTGATGTCAACCTTTTCAAACAAGCAGTCTCGGATCAATTCTCTGGTTGCCCGAATCATTGCTTTCTCGTCGTTTGACTCTTTTGCCATCATCAATGTCTTTTGTTCCTTGACATTGAATGGTCTGTACTCCACTTCCTTTTGCATAGAAGGGATAATCATGGTGTATGTTGGTGTATTAAGTTTTGGTAATGCCATTATAATGCCTCACGTCATTAGATTGTTGAGTATATATCATATGCAAATGTAACTGTTATTTTTACTAGATCTTCTGCGCCAGCGTTGTTCAATTGCACTGGAGTAATGGTTGTTGGGTACGCTCTCTGGAGTTCAATTCCGTAAACTTCTTTGCCTGTTTTGTCAAGTTGGTAGATCTTCACGCCGCCGACAAAATCGTCTTTGTACCCAACTCTGTATCTTTGCTTATCAAATATTTGTGACATCCATGCATCAAAAAACCTTCTAACTTCATAGTTTGTGTTTTCAATGAATGTTATTGTGACTTCATCTTCAATGAATGTGTATGGAATCTTCTTTGTCTGTCTACCGTCAGTGTACTCAGAAGTTGCAATTGTTTTACCTGGAAGAACAACTTCGTCTGTCAACATATTCAGTCTGTCCGTGTTCTTCCCTAATTCTTTCTGCGTCACCACAACTTTAAACTTAGAAGCGGTGATCGGGCCCATGCCTTTGAAAATTGCTTTAAAGTTATCAATAGTAGGGTTTGTCATCTCAACATTTTCCTTGAGTCTTTATACACCTGTGCTGCGGATCCTTTGCCCCAATCAGCAGTTGGTAAAAACGTTGCTATCTCATACTCAGGTGCATTTACTCTAGCGAAATTGCTTTTAACATGCTCAGACAGATAATGCTTGAAGCAAGGTTTGAAATACTTTAACTTTGCTGCTCTGTTCAACATTGAGTATGACATCTTGAACTTGGTTGTCTCGTCGTATTTATTATTGTTGGTTATGTCTAACAGAC